ATATGGAAAATTCGCATGGTGCCAGGTACGCGGCAGATTCATTAAATCCAAATCGACAGCACGGATGTTGGATGGAAGAAAAGGACATTGCTCGGATGGCCACTACAAAATACGGCATTTGGTATGTGAACCTCTGCGAGTTGGGATAGATAAAGGAGGTACTATATTTATGAAAAAGAACAATGAAAAACAACGACCAAAACGTCGTAAAGTCCGAGTCGAAAATAGCATCATCGCAGAATGGACGACACCAGAAAGATTGGAGTTAATATCCGGTTGGGCACGGGACGGTTATACCGACAAAGAAATTGCCGAAAAGATGGGCATCAGTTCCGTATCATTGCGAAACTACCGTTTGCAACATCCCGAAATGGATAAAGCAGTACAAAACGGCAAAGAAGTCGTTGATTACAAAGTAGAATCCGCACTGTTGAAGTTTGCACTCGGCGGAATGACGACGGAAGTGAAAATTATTGCCGAATTCAAAGACGGCATTTTGACAAAAACCATCAAGGAACGGATAACCAGAGAGCAACCGCCGAATGTACTTGCCTGTCAGACGTGGCTTTTCAATCGGCAACGGGAGAAGTGGAAACGCAACCGGGACAATGAACTCGCAGTAGAAAGCGACAATTCTATCAATATCTCCATCACAAGGGCGGAAAAAACAATCGAAGTAGAAGGGGCAAACGAATGAAAATCAAAAAGACAGTAGCACCCTGTTTTGAAGATATAATTTTCGACTGGAACTATAAACAATACTTGCTCATCGGCGGTTACGGGAGCGGCAAGTCCTATCAAGTTGCGTTCAAAATTATTCTCAAACTCTTGGAAGAGAAACGTCGGGCATTGGTTGTTAGAGAAGTGTTCGACACGATTTACGAAAGTTGCTACCATCAGTTCTATGAGATTCTCGATTCTATGGGACTCGTAACAACGATGGCTTCTTCTTTCAGAAAGAAAGTACGCGGCAAGACTCCGCCCCGTGTTCTTGCACTAAAAAGCCCTCTGTCTTTCACGTTTCCAAATGGCAGTCAGATTATTTTCAAAGGACTCGATAAGCCGGAAAAAATCAAGTCGATTAACAATGTTTCGATTGTTTGGATTGAAGAGGCAACCGAAATTAAATATGCGTCCTACAAGGAATTGCTTGGACGAATTCGTTCTGCGGGCGTTTCATTGCATTACATTCTCTCTTGCAATCCAGTCGGATGCGAAAATTGGATTTACAACCACTTCTTTAAGAACATTGATGATTACGGAAAGACTACTGTCATTTTGGACGAAGAAAAGTTGTATAAAGCCAAAGAAATGGTAGTAGATGGTACATACTATCATCATTCGACGCCGGACGATAATCCGTTCATATCGAAACAGTATCTGCAAACGCTTGACGACTTGCGGAAGTGTGATTTTCCGCTTTATACCGTTGCTCGCTGGGGAAGATTTGGAGCGACGGGGACAAGAGTGCTTCCGCAGTTTGAGGTTGCCGATAAATTGTCCAACTTTTATGAAAATGTGAGCCGATGTGATTATGCCAACCATTATTTTGGTTTCGACTTTGGTTTTGAGGAATCCTACAATGCAGTCATTTCGATGTGCATAGATGTTGATAAAAAAATTCTCTATATCTATGATGAGATTTACATGAACCGCGTTACCGATGACGTTTTTGCGAACCAACCGGAAATGCTAGCATTGCGGGAAAAGATTGACGGCTTGAATCGGCAAGGATACAATAAAATGATAGTAGCAGATAATGAAGACCCGAAAGCAATCAGCTACTATCGGCAACAAGGATATGCTATTCGCGGTTGCCGGAATAAGTTTGCCGGTTCGCGGTTATCAAATACTCGGAAGGTCAAACGATTCCATAGAATTATCGTTTCGCCGGAATGTAAAAATACAATCCGTGAACTGAAAGATTTGACATACAAGAAGGATAGCCGGGGTAATGCTATTTATGACCAGTTTAACATTGACCCGCATACCTTTTCGGCCATTTGGTACGCATTGGACATGGTTAGCGTTGCCGACGTGAAAGAAAGATACTTTAACTCAACACACAATAAGAAATGATGAGCACAGCGATTCCTATTGCATTACTGAAAGCAGAATCATCCCGCGACTCGGCAGAGTTGGCAGCGGACTTTGAGCAAATTGAGAAATACTACAGCATCTATAAAAAGGGAGCGACCTTTCAAGTAGAAGGCGCGAGTGATGATTACATACCGGCAGACTTGCGTTATAAAATGTCGACTTCGCTCATTAACAAGCAGGCACGTTTTCTCTTTGCGGAGCCGCCAGATATTTTGATCGAGCCGAATGACAGCATCGGCAAACTGACCGAAAACGACACAACGGCGGTTTCACGACTCAATGCACTTGTCCGAACGATTCTCTATGCAAACAAGTTTGAAGAAGCATTAGTAAAAGCCGCAAAGGATTGTTTTATTGGAAAGAGAGTTGCTGGAGTCGTCAATTTTGACGAAGAGTATGGCGTTACTCTTACTTTCATTCCATCAACGCAGTTCGTATTTGAAACCGACTTCTATAACTCCAATGTTATAGAAAAATTCGTTTGCTTCAAAGCGTATCGTGATGATGAAGGGAAAAAGCGAATCTACAAGAAAAAGTACACATTGGAAGACGGTGTTGTTTTCCTCGAGGAAACCATCATCGACGAGTCCGGCGATGTAGTAGAAGTTGCCATTGAAAAGCAGAAAACGCTACTTACGGCAATTCCGGTAGCGGTATTTATCAACGATGGACTGACGGGAGAGTTGTCCGGAGAGAGTGAGATTGAAGTTTTGGAAGACTTTGAGAGTTGGTACTCGAAAATGTCGAATGCGGATATTGATGCAGGCCGAATGAACATGAATCCCGTTCGGTATACTGTCGATATGGAGCCGAATGCGACGAAGGGTTTGCGGTCTCGGCCAGGCGAGTATTGGGACTTGGCAACGAACCAAAGTCAAGATGTGAGTAAAGCGATGGTTGGGACGCTGGAAAACCGTATGGCCTATTCGGAGCCGTTGAAAACGACATTGGACAGAATCAAAACCTCCGCCTACGAGCAAGTTGATATGCCAAACATTACACTTGAAACGATGATGGGTGTTATCACATCAGGCAAGAGTTTGAAAGCACTCTACTGGTCGTTGATTGTCCGAAGTAAAGAGAAAATGAAAGTATGGGGGCCACAATTGCGGCATTTGATTACAATGCACAGCGACTTGCTCGGACGATGGTGCAACATTCCTACCAGCAATCCTTTGTAGAAGCAACGAAAGACAATGATTTGATAGAAGATTACATTTGGGTTGCGAATGGCAGTAGAACCTGTTCTACTTGCACTGCGATGGACGGCAAGCATTTTGCAAAAGATGCGTTGCCGCTCGACCATCCCAACGGGATGTGCATTTGGGTTCCGAATGTCCGCGAGGATTGGCTGGACAAGTTGGCCGATATGGTTACGGGATGATAATTTACAATGGTGTAAAGACATGCGTCCACATGAACCGCTTACCACATCACACCAAGCGTTGCACTGAGAATATCAACGGACATGCGGTCAAATATCTCGCATTCATAGTCCGCACGCAGATTCCAACGATGCCGTATCTGTGCATTTACTCCAAAGCCGAAGAGTCCGCTGTTGTAACCTTTCGCTCCATTGGTGATATTTGGGTAATGGGTATCACCGTAAGGAATGCCCTTTATATTGGCACGAACGATTGCGGCATCTTCTTCCATTTCACGGACATAAAACGCACGAACTTCCGGGGACCAAGTAGTGCCGAAACGGCCGGTAAAAGAGAGACTCAACTTAGCTCCTATCGGCATACGCAACGAACTATAATTGCTCTTTTCTATCATCAAAACATCCGTGCCGCTGCCTTGCTCTACAATTTTCGGCGAGGAGAGATGCTTATAATGCAAGCCCAAACTCGGTATAAATGACACTCTGTCGTTTGATATTCTTTGGCTAAGTTCGAACCCTACTGACACAAGGTCGTCATGATGCTTGCTGTTGGCTCTGCTACCGCTTTCGGTATAGCGGGCGGTTTTGTGCCAGTTTTTCGTGTAACCGACATAAATATCACCGAAAGTATTATCGACACTCTGTCCTAAGTAGAACAAAGAACGAACCGCATTCATTTGATTACTGACATCGAACCCCTCCT